ACCTTATTTAAATCTGGTATAACAAATTGAGCTTTAGTCGTATAGTCTGCTATCAAAGCTCTCCCAACGCTTTCATTTTTAAAAAGATCTTGCATAGCCTTTAGGTTGTGAGGGTTCACCCCACCCTTATCGGGCTCAGTTCCCATAGTAATTAATAAAATTACATTCTCTACAGTTCTGCAGATTGCTTGATCTATTTTCTTTAGCTCCAGCTTCCAGTTAATGTCATCCAACACGGGAAAACCAAAAGGAACCGCAAATGGTTCATAGTCTTGCTTTTTATAAAATGAGTAAACTAATTTAGTTGGGTCTAGAGCTATCTTAATTCCTTCCCTTGTAAATCCGCCACTGTTAATCTTTTTTTTAGTTTCTGGATCTAAAGAGTCAAAAACTTTTTGATCTTCTTCCGTTTTTGGAGACCTAAGCCTTTCTATCTCGTAGTCAGAGAGTATTTTTTTATACACCCCTTCTTTAAATGCGGTAGCTTTTTCGGCGACAACATCATAAGGGTTTAATAAAATATATTTTACAGGTATTTCGCCAGGCCTTAAAGTTTGAGCCGCATAAACATAATTTAATTTTAGAAGATCTTCAGAATTAAACTTTCCATCTATTCTGTAAAAAAATATATTTCCAGATCTATAATATTCCCTAAAATATTGATCTTTAATTCTCCAGATGCCAATTTTCTTCATCCAATTCTCGATGAATTTTTTTGACCTTTCATTTTCTCCCTCCAAGTATATGGGTGAATTTGAAAATTCAGCCATGATGTCAATTGCATTTCTAAATATAGCTACATTAGCATAAGCTTTTTGGCAAAGCTCTATGGCGTCTCTTACATTAACACCATCTGCCCCATAATCATATGGCAGCAATCCATTGCGTATGTTGGAGTACTTATTTGATTTTACTTTTGAAAAGGTTTTGTGCGTTTTACATCCGCTATCCCCAACATGAGCGGTACGCCGAACTGAAGCCGAAGACTCTTGGGTGTAAAAGCTTTCGCCCGCAGTTTCTGGAGCCGTACTGCCTACAGCAAAGCTTTTAGTTAATTCCTCAATTGGCTTTTCATGTTTCTCAAATTTATTCCAATAATCTGAGCGTTTGGTATATTTTCTTTTTTCTTTCACAAGCTATATTACACAAAGTTAAAGTAAAAGTCTATAAAAGTTAAAAGTTAACTTATGAACATTGGAGAAAATGTGCTGGCGACTTTTTCCTGTTTAATATTGTTCATGTCAAACAATATTTTGGCCATCCAACTTCCAAGCACTAGAGCAGAGTATGAGTCCTTTCTCGCTTTATCTGGACCAGACTGCCTCCTTAGTTCTGCAGGCAGCCCAAATGTTTGAGTGCCTTGAGGTGAAGTTGTTATTTGAATTAGTGCGCATTGATTTTTTGTCATGTTGATCATGTCATATTGATGCTCAATAAAGTCAATCATTTTTGCTGGCTTACTTTGTTTTTGATCTTCGTCAGAAACTCGCAAAAACTTCAACTTACCAATCGGTATTGATTTAGCTCTTTGCTTATTGTATGCCTCATCAACCGCTCTAGATCCAAACCAAAGCCTTTTATGGTCAAAGTTAGCCTGAAGCAGCTCGTTCGCTCTTCTTATCCAATCGGATGTTGGTTTTCTCAATATTAAATATTTATAATCTTTTTTATTGTATTCTTTTTTTGCGGCCCTAAGCTCTTGATTATATGAATCCATCTTATCAAAATCTCCTTCAATTGATTTAATTTTGATTTTTTCCGATTTAAATAATTGACTTTCATTGACTGCATTAATGAATTGAACGCCCCCATTGTAGTCTCCCACAATAGCCACAATATTAAAATTTTTTATTAAATAATGAAAATAAAATATATGATCACGCAAAGGAGTTCCAGACATAGCATAGGCATGCACAAGAGTTGATGTACCGTTATGTTTGTGATACTTTAAAACTTGCATTGCAAAATCGTCACTACTTTCACTTTCAGACCAAGATGGATCAAAGGCTAAAATATATTCATCTTCAGGTTGACCTTTGATCTCAACATTTGGCTCGTCTCCATCTTTGACTGTACATGCCGCCATTCTTGAAGTCTTAAAGTAGCCAGAGCTGTCATCTGTAAATAAAGCTCCAAACTCTCTTTCAAACTGCGATTGACTCATGGTAGCTTTGGCCTGAGTAATTAGATTTTGATCATACAATTGTTTTGGGGCGCAATCATATGAAAATTGCATAATACATCTTGTAGCTTTATCTTTTTGATTTTCAATTAAGTCTTCGAATTGACTGTATAACTTATACATGTATTCAAATTTATAACTCGCAGAAGATAACATGATCAATTTATTGTTAGGCCAAACATGCCTATCCTCCTCTTTCATTTCACCTTTTTCTATAAGCTTGGTTTCTAGGTTGTAAAGATCTTCTCTTTGTGTTGGGTTTTCAACGACAGACAAAAAAGGCACAATAACTTCATTGTATATTCTTTCTGGCATTAATAAAAACTCATCAATAATTATTCTATGAAATCTAAAACCTCTTAACTTAGATCCATCGCCTAATGGCAAAGCTCTTATTCGACTTCTGCCAATTTCCATCAACCACTCGTCATTGCTTTTGGATTTTTTAGTAATGCAGTTAGCTAACATTTTAGCTTCTGGCTTGCTAGCAATATCCTCGATTTTTTTAAAAATTTGTTTCGACTGCCTAAACGATGCGGCCAAAATACCTATTTCTACCCCTTGATTTAAAATAGCGTCTAAAAATGCATATATACCAGTTGTAAATGACTTCGACATACCTCTACTCCATACTCCCATAAAGTAGTCAGTTTCAAACATAGCCTTAATTGCCATGTGCTGAAAAGGAAATAAGTCTACTCCAGATACTAGATTTGTTGTAAAGGTAATGTTGTCTTTTAAAAATTTATACAATTGTTCTTTCGCAACATCCTCTTCGATAAATCCATCAATATTAAGAATGTTTTGATTGACATTCTCTTTGTTTTTTCTTTTTTGTCCGCCTGTTTTCCAGCTCATTTTTTTGATAAATCCTTATCTATATAATATTGCAAATCAACGTTCCAAAGTTTTTTGCCAAGAGTTAATAGTTTTGGTATAATTGATTGAGAGTTTGCTCTACCTCCCGTAAACACAAACTGACAATGACCTGCAAATTCATGACTAAGCAATCTCATATTATGATATACAAATTTTAAGTTTGATTTATGAGGTCCAAACATATTGTTTTTGTATAATTTATTTAAATCGCTTTCAATTACCACAAAAAGGTAAGAATCAAAGTCTTTAACTCTCTGAAGTTCCCTTCTAAATCTTTCAAGCCCTCCAGACAAAGTTCCCTTAAAATCGGACTCAGCTTTTCTGTCAACATATGTATAATTGTAATCTTCTCCACCTACCGTATAGTCTCCAAAATCTAATTTAAGTTCTTCAGAGTTTTTGAAACTTAATGGTTTCTGTTCTCTAGTATCTATAAAAATATTTAAATCTTCAAAAAATTCATCTTCTTTAAAAAAAGTTTCATCAATTTTTTTATGCTGCAAAGGCTTTGTGTTTAATTTTTGACATGCGCTTGAGTAGGATCCAAATGCATATTTGTAAACATCAATGTCAGGTAATTGTGATATTTTTAATTCTAAATGATTTGGAGCAAATTTTAATTTTTTATCATCAATTCTTTCTTTTAGTTTTTTAAGCGCATATTCAGCAGTTACATCTTTTGGTTGCTGTTTGCACCACTTTAATAATTGACTTCTGGTTGAAAAATCCCTGCTAAAATAATCTTCTCTATTTTTAAATGGTAAAAATTCGCCCGTCAATAAATTTTTTCTAGGATAAAAAGTTGTATAATATGTAGCAAGATCCATTTTATGTTTTTTTAAATGGATATGTAAACCTTTTTCTGTCGAAAAAGATTCGTGACAAACTTGACACTCGTACTTAACGTTTTCCCCCATAATATTCTTTAGCATGACCTTCGGCCAAAAGTATGCTGCCAATACTAACGCCTTCTGTATATAGCTCCCCAATAGTTCTACCATATTTACCTAAACCGTGAGATTTTAAAATTAAAGGTTTTTCGCACAGATCTTTTAATCTAGCTTTTGCGGCGAGCCCTCTTTTTTTCTCAGCTTTGTTTCTGGTTCTGCATTCTGGGGTATTTATTCCATACAGCCTAATTCTTTTTTTGGCTGTAATATTGAACCCCAAGTCGATTACTGCATCTAAAGTATCTCCGTCAATAACTTTTAAAACTGTGTTAATTTTATAGGCAAATAAATCTTTATCTAATATCATAT